AAGAATATATTGTAGACTTCAAAGTTGTAAATCACACAACTAAAACTGTTGAAGATTGGGAAACAGTTACAGAATTTAATCTCATCGGTGGTTCAGTTAACTTCATGAAAGTGACTGATAATCGCGAAGATGGATGGATGAAAAAAGAAATCCTCGAAAGAACTGAAACATGGACTGGCGATATGTCAGATACAAAACGTGCTAATTACAAAGATGTGTATCTTATGAATGACGGCGACTTCGTAAGTCAAAAAGAGTTAGGTGAATGGTTTGAAAATAACGCACCTGTTGAATCAGAAATAACAAGAGAAATAGTATTTTAAGGAGTAAATTATGTTTAAAGAAATGATTCAATATATTCCATGCACCTCAGGTGGTGATGGAACCTCACTTCAAGGCACACTCGTTGCCAGTTACGATAATTTAGTTGAAATGTTTGGTGATCCTACATATACCGAAAATGATTTTGGAGATGGCAAAGTCACTTGCCAATGGGTAGTTGATTACCAAATTAATACAGAAGATGGTGATTCCGATTACGGAACATTTACCCTCTACGATTGGAAAGGCAATAGGCCTTATCTTGATGACCAAGAATTTACAGTTCACATTGGTGGTAAAGGCTGGAACGATAAATATGCAGCCCTCGCCGCTAAGGAAATTTTTGATAATACTGATACAAGATATGCTTTTGATAAGGCATGTATGGCTCAGGCTCAATGGTTTGAATATAATTAGGAGAATATTATGGTTATGAACTTTAAAAATATGGATAATTCCAATCTAAATGTCCGAATGGATTTCTGGTCTATTATTTTGTTTAGACTAGGCTTTGAAAAACTTGCAATTAATCGAACCATGAAAGAATGGAATCTCGATGATTATGTGCACATGTATGTAGGAGTTACTCGTGGTTGATTTTGACCCAAAAGAGTTAAAAAACTCCAAACGCATTTTTAAATCTGCTACACCAAAATATACTCTTGACTGGTATGTCAAATGGGTGGCTTCAGTATTTGTGCTAACAGCAATGTCATTCCGTGGTGTAGTAGGAATGGAATTTTATGATTTAACACTTTCTATTATTGGTATCGCCCTATGGCTATGGGTATCAATTTTATGGAAAGATAGGGCTTTAATCCTATTAAATGGTGTTGGAATGATGTTTCTGATTAACAATTTAATCCAATATTTTGCAAATAATTAAAAAAAGTGTTGACAAATCGGATTTTCTTTGATATAATAAACATATAGATTGAGGAGTATATTATGACAAGCAGAACAGACCAAATAATTAAACTTGTAGAACAGTTAATTAAACGCAATGAACTAATTCAAAAGAAACTTGAAGAAATGAACAAAACCATCGAAAGAATGCATGGTATGATTGACGAATTGGATAATAGGTTATAAGGAGTACATATGGCAAAAAATAATAGTTACGAGGAAGTTATGGCTATCCTTAAACAAGAAAAAGAAAAATATGACTTTGAACAGTCAGTCAAAAAGGTTTATAATAGGCCAAAAACTAAACTTACCAGAACGGTAAAAAAGGCAGGACATCAAGCTCCTGGTTCACTCGAAAGTTTCAAAGACGAATATCGAACTTATTCAGATAAAGAAGTAAATCATTATTTGTCAGGTACTTCCTATATGGAAACCTATAATGCCATGAGGAGTCAAGATGATTACTAGATATCAGTATCGTCTTTCAGCACTCAGAAGGGCAAAGCGCAGGGCCAAAAGTCAAGAATGGAAAGACCTTTGGGAATTAAAAATTCAACAACTTAAAAATAAAAATGACTCAGTATCAAGATAAAGTAGAAATGGCTGCGGCCAGAATAAAAGCCGAAGACTGGGCAAAAGGTATAAAATCTTTGCATGCGCACGAACTAGATAGCATGTGGTATACTGATCGCGATGATGGTCAGGTTTTGGATATTACTTTTAATAATGGAAAAATCGAAAGAACCATAATTGATACCGAAGAGAAAATTGTTTTGGCTGAAGGTATAAAAGGCCAAGAATTGATTTCACAATTTATGAGGGAAGTTAGATAATGGGTGCAACAAATTTTTATATGGGATCACTACGATACGATCCATCAGGTAGAAAAAGAAAAACAACTGCTCTAACTAAGAGGAAAGTCAGAAAAGAATTTATACCCTTACGCAGATCTGAACCACATTGGAGAGAAGAAGAAACTAAAAAGCATAAAGAAATGTACCCTTCTATGATGGAAGAGGCAATTAAAAATGGTACCTTCAATTCAATGAGTGATGGTAAAGGTACGAAAAAAGAATCAATGAAATATACTGGTACATTAATTAAAGGAATTGCTACTATGCATAAGTCCAATGCAGTTCCAATAATTAATCAACAACAAGCAACAGATATTGCAAGGATGCGTCGTGGGTAAAAGAAAGCAACCAGAAATTGGAGACTACATAGTCCATAACGAACCAGCCTTTGATAGAGTAAATGAAGGCAAGGTAGTTCAGTTATTGGCGATGCAGTTTGTATATGAAACACCAGACGGCCATAGAAGGTTTTGCATGTTTAGAGAAGATTGGAGGACTAAAAATGATAAGTAATTTTGGATTAATAAACGACCTATTTGCCATAGGTATCACTATTTTTATGGCATTCTTTGCATATATGAGTTGCCATATTGTAAGTGAAAAGAAGGCAAGAAAAACACTACCACTACCTTGGGAAAAAGGTGGATTTTTTAGAGGAAATAAATAATGACAAATTATATTGAAATGAGTCAATATTATAGTAACGACAGAACCAAGAGGGCTGATGTCGTACGAAGCGTAGGCGACCCTAATAATAGGGTTTATGGGGTTAGGTTCAATGTAGATGAACATAACCTGGGTATCGAATGGTACGAAGGTAAATCTGAATCTTGGGCAGAAAGTGCTGCAGAGAATTGGGTTATGGGTATTAAAGAAACACCAAATTTTTAGTTTGTGGGCTAGGGAACAATCATGTCTTTTACTCCTTATCAAAAAAGATGTTCCCTGGCCCCTTTACTTTTACAAATAGGCGTGATATAATATACAATTATGGCAAAGAATAAATTAAGACAAAAACTTAGGGGTAAAAGGTTAACACTGGATCAACAGTATTACGGTGACGAACCTTTTTACGAAAATACACTTACTCTTGATGACACCGAAAGGGCAAGGCTTTGGAGTAAGGGTGCTAATTACTATAATTATATGTGGAAATCAAAGGACTTCGCGCCTGCGATTATGCGATATGCAGAACACTTAGGGTTTAGTAAAAAACAGATTTCCGATCTTAAAAAGCTTCCAGATTGGAAATTTATTAAGGTTAATAAAAGTGCTCAATTATGGGTAAGAGGTTACGAGTACACAGAAAAAGAAACACAAATTCACATTCAGTATTATAACGAATGGTTAAAACAGGCCAAAGAAATTATTACTGAACAAAAAGCAAAACCAAAAGTCAAACAACCTACCCCAGCAGAAAGAGCAAGAACAAAAATGCTTGACACTATTTGGGTCGATTGGGATACTATGGTTATTGATAAATGGTGTGAAAAAAATTATGATGTGGATTTTCCTATATACAACTTATGGAAATCACACGGTCTTAAAGGTAATGTATTACAGCAGTTTAAAGAATATGTGGACTTTGAATACGAAGTCATTTCAGATGCATATTATAAACGATGTGAACAGGCTGTAGAAGCATATGCTGAAGTGAATAAAAAAGATTTAAAAAAGATGATTACTGCCATGGATAAAATCTATGCAGATATCGAAAGGCTTAAACTCAGTTTCAAGGCTGTAAGAATGCCTAGATTGAAAAAACCTAAGGCTTCTGACCGACAGGTTGAAAATTTAAAATTCTTACAAGAAGATATAGATGCAAAACTATCATCTATTAATCCGATACTCATACCCGGTAAGGAAACCTTATTTGTATATAATGTAAAGAATAGAACACTATATCAGTATGTTACAAATTCGGAACGAACTGGGTTTGAGGTAAGAGGTACGACACTTTATAATTTTGATCCAGTGAGTTCAAAGTGTACACGATTGAGAAAACCAGAAGATATGCTACCAATTGTGTTACAGAAAGGTGTATCGGTAATTGAAAAAGAAGTATGGAAGAAAGTAACTACCAAGGTCAGTTCACCAAATGGTAGAATTAATTCCGATTGCATATTATTAAGAGTATTATGACAGAAAAAGAGAGCATTCTCGAACAGAAAATAATAACAAGAAAAAGGTTCTCTATGGCTGTAGAACAAATGGTTGCAACTAAACCAAATATTAGTTACATAGATGCAGCTGTTTATATCATAGAGCAAAGAGGAATGGATTATCGTAATTTAAAAAAATTACTAACTGATTCGCTTAAGGCAAAGATAGAGGAAGAAGCCTCTAATCTTAATTTGATTAAAAGTAAAAAGAGTAACAAATTACCAATATGATTTATAATAGGTTACGATCTGCCGCGTATGGTGAGGGTAGAAAATATTTTAGATGGTGGCTTAATGTGTGGTGCCGTAGATGATAGACCCTTATGATTCATATAAAGTCTATAATGCTCTCCGCCTACACTTTACCTCGGACAGCTATGATGCCCTTAAATATAACTTTAAAACAAATATAACACCATCTGCTTTCTTTAAAAGAAAAGACAAATACTTTTTCGCCAAGATTGCAAAGAATTATGATAAGGATATGATTCAATATTATGTCTCTAATTTCATACAAGATATAACTTATGTAGGCGAGATGGTTAATGAAGACGGCGAAAGGAATTTTAAAAGATTTAAAAAAGTTCATGAATCACTCACAAAAGTGTTTCAAGACGATATAAATAAACTATCTGATCAAGTGGAAATGTTCGACGATTTGATTATATCAAAAGACGGGCAACACCCTTTGATCATACAGTTATGGATGCAAGAAGAAATTACACTTGAAACTGTAGTCATTCTTGATTCATATTTGGGGTTTATGGATCGAGAGTCCAAGAAGATATCAGATACCATTATTTGGCCTGATATCAAAAGGAAGATTGAGAAATATAGACCCTTCGTAAACTTCGATGTTGATAAATTTAAAAATATATTATTAAAGAGGTTTACAAACGCGTGAAAGCGTGTTATAATATAACTCTATATTATGGATAAAGTGGATAATTCAGTAAATACAATGCTATACGGAGAAATATATGTCATTTGAAAATCTAAAGAGCATGCGAGGCTCGTCAATCGACAAACTCGTCGCGGCCGCAGAAGCGGTGTCCACTAAAACAGAAACCACATCTTATGATGATGATCGTTTCTGGAAACCTACCAGAGATAAAGCAGGAAACGGATATGCTGTTGTCCGATTCTTACCTGCCAAAGAAGGCGAAGACCTTCCATGGGTAAGATATTGGGATCATGGCTTTAAGGGTCCTACTGGTCTATGGTACATAGAAAACTCATTGACCTCAATTGGTCAGAACGACCCAGTATCGGAAGCAAATTCTGTACTGTGGAATACTGGTAGAGATGAGGACAAGGCTATTGCAAGAGAAAGAAAAAGACGCCTACATTATGTAAGTAATGTGTTAGTGGTTTCTGATCCTGCAAACCCAGAGAATGAAGGTAAGGTCAAACTGTATAAGTTTGGTAAGAAAATCTTTGACAAAATCATGGAAGCAATGCAACCTGCTTTTGAAGATGAAACACCTATTAATCCTTATGACTTCTGGGAAGGTGCTGACTTTAAAATTAAAGTGAGAAAGGTAGAAGGTTGGGTAAACTATGACAAGTCAGAGTTTGCTAATGTTTCTGCTCTATATGATGGTGATGAAGAAAGATTGCAAGGAGTGTATGACAAACTTCACTCTTTACAAGAATTTTTGGATCCTAAGCACTATAAGTCTTACGAAGAACTTCAAGCCAAACTTAATAGAGTATTGGGTGTAGATGCAGGTGTATCTGTTGAGGCTCCTGCTCCAGCCCCAGTGGTTGAACAGCCAGTTATGGCTTCATCTGAACCTGCTTTCGCAGAGTCCGATGATGGTGATGATGATACTATGAGTTACTTTGCTAGATTGGCAAAAGAAAGCTAAAACTACTGAGGTAGTTTTAAGGGGGCCGAAAGGCCCCTTTTTTACATAAAGTGCCTGTTCAAAAATTGAACAGTATATATACATTATTGGGGATAGAGTTAAACTCTATCAAAAGTAACCTATGCATAGGAGAATATAATGAAAGCATTATTTTCTATATTCGTCGGATTGGTTTTTGCTGCTAGTTGCGCATCAGTAGGAGCAGTCATTGAAGGCGGTAAGCAATTCACTACAGGTGTTGTTGATGGGGCTGTTCAAGGTTCCAGAACAATCGTTGGCGCAGTAGCTGATGATGTTGTTTCTGTTGCAACAGTTGCAGTTGATACTACCGTAGGTGTAGTTGATACAGTTGCTGATGAAGTTGACAAACAAACTGACGAATTGCAAGAACCAAAAAAGGATTAATCCTTTTCTCACGCAGAGGGAAAAGGCAAGATAATGAAATCGATATTAAGGTATTAATTAAACAAATACAAGAATATTGTTCTGAGAATCCTGAGGAATGCGAATATTAAGGAAAGGGAGCCTAGTGTTCCCTTTTTTTATCTGCTGTTTGCTGTGATACCAGCACCACCGATATACTGGTTAAATTGAGATGTTCTTTCTGTGGTAATATATTGTTTGCTTGAATTATCGGTACTCACATTAGATGATGTTTGAACTACAGAGGTTGACCCACTATTTAAATCCAATCCATATAATTGTCCTGCAGCGGCTTGTGCTGCCAAATCATCACCAGTTGTTGGTTCAGTACCTTGTAAGAATGCAAAGGCTTCTTCATCGCTACTAAAAGAATCCTGTGGGTTATAATCGGCAGGAGTTTCGCCAAAGAAATCTGACATATCCATTTCGCCGGTATTAAGGTCTTGGGTTCCTTCAAAGGATGCGGCTAATGGATCTGCTGGAGTTCCTGCGGCATTGGCTTCTTCTTGTGCGGCTCTTAATCGTTCTTCTTCGGCCTTTTCTTCAAGTTCAACTTTCTTTCTTGCGGCATTATCGGTTGCCATTTGTGGAACTTCAGGTAAGTCTATTTCAAACCCTAAGAAACCAGCAACACCTTCTACAATACCTAATATAAAATTGACTATCGATCCTATTGCATTTACGATATGGCCGAAGGCGTCTTGTAAATAAGCAAGACCCAACATAATAACATCAAAGATTGATGTAAATCCTAAAGCCTCTCGCATAGATTCCAGAGCAAGATATATAATACCGACTACCGCGGCTATCGCTGCTATTACTAATAACACTGGAGCAAATGGTGCTAATACAGCCATAAGTGAAGTCATCATACCCATTAAAACACTGAACATAGTAGGTATAAATGTAGCCATCATAAAGACCCTAAAGGTTCTGAAAGCAGTTCCTAAGAATTTAAATGCCTTCATAAATGCTCCACCTACTGCAGACATCATTGTTCCGAGGTGGGCTAACATATTCTTCACAAAATCACTAATCATAAATAATCGGAATGCCTTAAATGCATTACCTAATACTCTTAGGAATCGTAATACTCTTGGAAGATTGGTTAATACCATATAACCTAATAAACCAGCAAAGAGCAAGAAATTATCCTGTATCATTTCAAGGAATCCAGAAATATCTCCATTTAGTAAATCTGTAATACCTTGGAATATATCA